TATCGGTGCCGGTGGTGGCGGATGGCTAGGTGAATCAGGCAGTCCACTAGGCACTAGTGCTGATATCATTCGCCTTAATGAGCAAACCCTGAACAACGATCAGACCATGCTGGGTACAGACAACGGCTCCTGTACTGGCCCATTTTCAATAGCCAGCGGGGTGACGCTCACCATCAACTCTGGCGCGACTTTCGTAGTCATTTAATAAAAGGAGAAACTAATGTCAACAATCAAGGCAGACGAAGTAACGGCAGTCAGTAGCGACGGTTCCATTACCATCACTGGGGCTGGCTCTGGTGTTGTAAAACTGGGCGACGGGGCGTTGAAGTTCCCTGATGCTGATGGGAGTGCTGGCCAGTTCATCAAGACAGACGGCTCTGCACAGTTGGCGTTTGCGGAGGCTGGTGGCGGTGGCTTCACCCTCGGTACGGAACAGGCCACCACTTCTGGTACTAGCGTTACTTTTGGTAGCATACCCGCTGGCACTACTATGATTGTTGTGATGTTAGAAGCTGTATCTTTCACTAACGGAGCTAGAATTGGCGTTCAAATTGGGGACGCAGGAGGCACCGAAACCACAGGGTATACTGGTTGTGGTTCAAGCTCTATTGGCGGTGGAACACTTAGAACAGAAGGTCTCACAACTCAATGGAATTTAATGAATGATGATAGTAGCTCCGTCTGTACAATTAATGTAATGTTGTCTTTAAAAGACAGTGCTAACTTTACTTGGATACAGAGCCATTCGGGGGCTTTAAACGCCGTTGACAGTTGTTGGGGAGGCGGGGCTAAGTCATTGACGGCAGAATTAACTCAAGTAACTGTCATGGGCGGAACTTTTGATGCTGGCTCCATCAACATAATGTATCAATAGGAGAGTGGAGTGAAAGCATTTATATCTATAGTTAAATCAACCGCTGGAAAGCTGGAAAAGTTCCAAGACTTTGACACCCAGGCTGAAGCTGATACGCATGTTGCCGAGTGGGGCGGGTGGGTTTCTTCTAATCCCGGCGGTGGAACAAGTTACTGGGTTATTGATGAAGCGGCTAAGACAGTCGTTAACAATCAGGCACAAGCTGATGCCGATGCTCTTGCAAGCAGTTGGGCTAACCTTCGCGTAGAACGTAACGCCCTGTTGGCCTCAAGCGATTGGACCCAATCTCCTGACTCGCCGCTGGATGAGGCCAAGGCTGAATGGGCAACGTATCGTCAGGAACTCCGTGACCTTCCGGCATCAACTGAAGACCCCGCTAACCCAACGTGGCCGGAAGTGCCATGACTCTCGTAGTCAAACGCTATCTAAAGCCAGAGGTGTTGCTCCCCGCAAAGAAAGAAGAGAGAGCGAGGCAGCCATGACTCTTATGAAAACTATTAAATGTAACGCCTGCAAAAAACAGTTTACGACGAAGCGTAGGGACGACAGCCGAATAAAATGCCCGAGTTGCGGGAGTAACCGTAGCTTGAGCATTCGCGCCATCGCACCGCAATGGAGTTAAGAACATGGCATTGAAAAGACTAGTCACCGAGAAAGTTGCAGATGAAAAGCTGTACGAGAAGCTGCGCCGCGACCTTGATGTCCTGCCAGATGACCATGCTGATATTGAGAAGGTCAAGACAGTGCTGAATGAAACGAAGGCTAGAATGGTGGCGAGGCAGCCATGACCCTTGTAGGCAAACGCTATCTAAAGCCAGAGGTGTGGCTCCCCATAATCCTAACTACAATGGGTATGGTGGGGGCAGCATCCGTATGGACAGGTAGTGTAACCACCACTGTAAAGGCTCATCAAGAGAGACTCGTCCACTTAGAGAATAACAATCAAGAGCTTAAGGAGAGTTCTGCACGAGTGGACGAACGTACAAAGATCATGCAAGAACAACAACGCACCATGCAAGCTGACATTAAGACCATTCTTCATGAGCTTACATCAGTCCGATGAAATATCGAGATGGATATAAATATCAGCTTGCTGAAAGTGTAATTATACATACACCTATAGAGGTAGATGGGCCTATCTTAACTGAATTCCTCCTCCTCACTACAGACGGTCAGCTTCAAATCAAGAGTGGGTATGCTTGGGATGGTCCGAGTGGGCCTACATGGGATACAGATAATAGTCTTGTGCCTAGTCTATTCCACGATGCCATCTATCAACTGCTCAGAAAAAAACGCCTCGCTCCTTTCTGGCGTGTCAGAGCTGATGCTCACATGGACACAATGCTGAAGGAGCGAGGAATGTCTTGGCTAAGGAGATGGTATTGGAGGAGAGGATTGGAAATTGCTCACGGTAGGTCGTCTTTGCCTAAGAATGTGAAGAAAGTGTATGAAGTGGAATAACCGACCCCCTCACGTGAGGCTGTAGGGGGCACTGGCGTAGGCTCTGGTGGGTAGGGTACAGACACATAGCTAGCGGCTGTTGGCGGGGGTGCTGAGGGCGTTAGACGGTATCGTCTAAGAATTCACAGCTATTATCTGGGAAAACAGCTAGAAGAAGGAAGAGGGAAGTAGGATTGAGTTCCTACTTCCCTGTTTTCTTGGAATTATCAAACAACATTAAAGGATTCTCCACAACCACAAGAGCTTTTCACATTGGGGTTGTTGATTTGTAATGTACTTCCAAAAATATCCGTCACGTAATCTATCTCCAGACCCGCTAGATATAAAATACTAAGACCGTCTATGAATAGGCTGTGCTGATCATCAAGAGAGATGGCTTCATCATCGTTTTCTTTTTCGTCAATGAGTTGCCAGTCATAAGTGAAACCGGAACAGCCGCCACCCTTAACACCAAGCCTTACTAATTTATCTTCCTTGGAGGTGATCTCAATTAAATGCTGTTTAGCAGCTTCTGTTATAGAGATCATTTCTTATCTTTATAATTAGCTATAGCTGCCTTGATGGCATCCTCGGCCAGCACCGAACAATGTATCTTTACCGGCGGCAGGGACAGGTGCTCGACGATATCGGTGTTCTTGATCTCGGTCGCCTGGTCCAGGGACTTGCCCTTGACCCACTCAGTTAGGAGGGAGCTGGCTGCGATAGCCGAGCCACAACCAAAAGTCTTGAATCTAGCATCTTTGATGATGTCATTGGCGTCCACCTTAATCTGTAGCTTCATCACGTCACCACAGGCCGGTGCCCCGACCAACCCCGTGCCCACATCCTTTGCCGACTTGTCGAATGACCCGACATTACGCGGGTTTTCATAATGATCTATTACATCTTTACTGTATGCCATTAGTTTTCCCTACTCTTCCATTCTTCCATAATTTTCTCCAAGTACCATTGTGCTTTCTCTAGGTCTTCCAACCCTCCCTTCCTCTCGTAGCGGAGGAGGTATTGCCAAATGCTAAACTTAAGACCACCGAGGTATTCCTCTTTTGTCAACATCTGCTTAAGAAATTCGATTACTTCTATGCTTCCGTATTTGTAGTGGTCGGGGTTGATAACATTGGGCGGTTCGTACACTCCCTTCTCCTGTTCAGTCAAATCATGCCTGTCCTCTCGTAGTCTGCTGCCCATGTCCTTCCAATACTGTTGAAGGACACGATCCCGATCCATGTAATTCCAATACGATTTCCTGCTCATTAAATCATCCCCAGTCTTTTCATTTTGGGCTGACTTAAGGCAACAGCCGTTATCGTAGCAAAGATGATGGGTCACACATTCTTTACAATGCTCCATCACACCCCCTTCAACACATTCATCCTATCTTCCTTAGGCATGTTAGTGTAACGATCCTTCGACCATGTACCGCAATCCCTACACTTATATCGTTGATATGTGAGAGTGGGGGTACGGTAGAGGCCACGCTTCTTAACGTTATTGCTTCCACAGTTGGGACACATATGCTTATTCCCTGTCTGGTAGAGGCCGTAGTTGGGGTGGTTCTTAATCCAGGGCTTGAGACGTAGATACATTTGTTCTAACTTAGTGACATCTCCGATGTTATATCTCTTCATCAATCGGTGAGAGGCAGGGTCTCCATCCATACACCCTGTCCACAAGGGCATACCTTTATGTTCCACCTTGCCAGCTATGCCTAAGAACTTAAGAACGTAGTCCATCTTATTACTAGCCAGCCTAAACTCACCCCTAGCCACTCGGTACATATCAATCTGTTGGAAGGGAGCCGTTGGTCCCCATCCCATTGAAAGGAATTCTTTGTTGAGCACAGGAATGTCAAAGCTCTTGCCGTTGTAATGGATGACAACATCAGCTTCACTGAGGAGAGCGTACACTTCCTTAAGCATAGCCTTCTTACCCCTGTCCCAGATGGAGGAGAACATTGTCTTCTTCTCATCATGCCACTTGGCTGCCCAGCACATAGTGTAGCCAGCTTCTACTATCTGGTTGAGTCCGATGTTCTGCTTGAATAACCCCCAGCAATAAACCTTATTCGGAGCTGTCTCTATGTCTATCAGTAGTATCTTCATCAGCTTCTTCTACCCCATCCATCTGTAAAAATTGCTGCATGTCATATCGATAGTCATCATCGTACAGGAGAGACAGGAAGGACAAGAACACATACCCCCTGTCTTCTTCTGGTACGGTGCCAAAGAAGTGAGACATCTCAAACAATCCTTCTTTACTAACGAGGCTCACACCTGATGCGAAGGAGGAGTGGTGCTCAAACAGGGTGAAAAGTTCCCCCGCTGCATCGTCTACGTCTTGTTCATCCTGTTCCTTTTCCGCTACGGCTGCGTTGTTCATCTGCTGTTTTCCTTGTATGACAGTCTTTACATAAAATTTGTAAGTGTTCCTTTTCACAGAACATTCTCTTTATTATCTCATCCCAGCTTACGAAGCCCTTCTTTGGGTCCACCACTGGGTCTATATGATCTACATATACATTGTTTGTTTTCTTTCCTTTCACTATTATGGATAGCTTCACCTTATGGGTGCGCTTCTTATACCCCCTACACCTGTACACCCCCCTCTCCATCCAGGCTTCCTTCTTCACCTCATTCTTGGGGGGCCACCGATAGGAGATTTGCCTCAGCCCTCCCTTGATGAAGGCGGAGAAGCGAGCGGCTGTCCACTGACCTGAGTTGTGTGGCTTGTCAGTCATCTAATAGATGCTCTGTATGAACTGTGTATAGGATGTTATCATATAGACGTAACTCATCCTTATCAAACCCAAACTCATACAGACCATCCATTACTTTCTTTGAAGTGAGAAGTGCATGTAAGTCTAATGCTTTCATTCTAGTTCTCCATACCTATCTCCCACAGCACTGGGCTTCCATCTTCATGTAGCCTACGGGTCATCCAACATAGACGGCCCTGCTCTAACAATAGCTCATCATCGTCGTATGCTTCTTGTACCGAATTAAGCATATCCTTTGAGAGCTTCACACCTTCCCAGTGATCTCTGGTTAGGCGGTCATAGGCTGCTACTGGCCCGCACTTGTCCAAGCCGGGAATGTTATCAACCCTGTCGCCGGTGAGTATCTGGCCATAGAAGGCGGCGAGTCCAGTAGCAGTTAGTTTTTTCTTGTCGTCAGCTAGGGTAAGCGTACCAGGATCAGTAATAAAAACAGGACCAAAGCTAGGTTGCCTACCCAACTCCCAACTAAAAAACCAACCAGGAAGTTGACGCAAGTCTTTATCGCGTGAGCAAATAATGGTTTCACCATTGCCCTCCATGTGATCTATAGCCATAGCATCGTCAGCTTCTATCTCTGTCACTATCCTAGCATTAAGAATGTCTCTCATGTAGACAGTGAGGTTGGCGTAGTGCCAAGGCTTGTTATTCTTCCTTGTACCCTTGTATGGTTTGGTTACAGCTAGATCATATCGGAATGTCCTCCCTTCAGTGAGATAGATGACAGGTGTGGCTTCCGTACCTACGTTAGCCTTGATGGTTTCTATCCTACTAAGCAACAATCCCTCGACATAGTGGAAGGGCGGAATGACATTATCCCATCCCTGCTCCTCCGCTATGGACCGCCACCCTGTCTCTGCGGCAAAGCCCACCTCGTACCTAAGTATATCTCCATCTATGAGGCACACTAGATTGTCTGGCTTCTTCCTCTCATCCACAACTCTTATCTCCTGTCTCTGGGTCAAGGGTGCAAGCCGCTCCCTCGTCCTGACTTTCCATGATACCAAACCGCTTACCTGATGGGCGGAAGGTGGTGATGCCTTTGCACCCCGCACTCCATGCCCTAAGGTAGATGTTCTTAAACTCCTCCCAACTTACGTCAGCCCCCACATTACAGGTCTTGGATACGGCTGAGTCTACATACTTCTGGGCTGTGATCAGTACATCAAGGTGTTCATCCACTGTTACATCAGCAGCTACCTTCCCTCTTACACCTAACACGTTCACCCCATAGTCAGGCACATCCACGATCTCATCCCCTCCTTCACTCTTGATAACACGGCTAGTGTTGTACGCAAACACTGGTTCTATGCCAGAGCTTATGTTGTCAGCGGTGAGGGAA